GCCCGCGCCCAGCTCGCGCCCGCCGGGCACGAGCGCGCCGCCGCCCGCCTGCCCGCCGCCAGCGAACTGGGCGGCGCCCTCACCGCAGCAGCCCGCAACGCCTGGGCGCAAGCCATCGGCAGCGCCGCCAGCGCCCCCGCCAGCGAAGCCGCCACCGCCCTGCTGCGCCCGGAAATGGCCTCTGAAGCCCCCACGCCCGCCGAGCACCTCACGGCCCGCCGCGCCCTGCAACTGCAATTGCTCACACGCCGCAACGACCCCGCCCCGGCCGACACCTGGACGCAAGACGCCGCCCAGGTTTTCGCCAGCGCCTGGACCGAAGCCGACGCCCGCCGCTTGCAAACCGCGCTCAAGGCGCTGCTGCGCGGCAGGAAATAAACGAAAAATCCCTTCGGCAAAAGGCCACGCCCCTACAATCGCGCGCTTTTGCCGCTCAGCCGCCATAGTTCAATGGATAGATTCCACAGTAAGATAGGCAGAGACGTAGCAGTTCGGTAGCAAGGAGTTTGCTACTCTAATGGTGCTGTGCAAGCTGCCAGTGCGGCGCGCAGCTGGACTTCGTAGCCCTCTCTGCGCTCGATCTCCGCGATAGCCGCTGCCGCAAAGGCGTCCAGTGTGGCGCCCGGCTCCAGCGCCTCGGTCGGCATCACAGGCCGGGCAGGCTCTGCCTCTTGGCAGACCACCGGCACGGGCACGTTGATTTGTTGCGTGCGCACGGGCGGGCCGGATGCACATCCAGTCAGCACAACTGCGACAGCCAAACCTAGAATGCCACGCACAAAGGAAACGACATGGCGACAAACAACAGAAGCTTGACGGTGCAGGGCGTTGAGATACACCTTGCCGTCAAAGGCGAAGAGGACTACATCAGCCTGACGGACATGACGCAACGGTTCGAGGGAGGGTCTACTCTTATCGAAGCGTGGCTGCGCAACAAGGACACTGTGGAGTTTCTGGGGGTGTGGGAACGGCTCCACAACCCGGCTTTTAATTCCCCCGAATTCGAGGGAATTAGAAATCGGGCCGGGCTGAACAGGTTTACTTTGTCCGTGCGCCAATGGATGCAGGTCGCAGGCGGCATCGGTCTGGTCGCGCGCGCGGGGCGCTATGGCGGCACCTTCGCGCACAAAGACATTGCTTTCGAGTTTGGCTCGTGGCTCAGCCCCGAGTTCAAGCTTTATCTGATTCAGGAGTTTCAGAGGCTCAAGCAGGAAGAGGCCGCGCGCGATGTCGAGTGGGATGTGCGCCGCACGCTTGCAAAAGTGCAGTACCGCGTGCATACCGATGCCATCAAAGAGAACTTGATCCCGCCGCAATTGCCAGTGCAAGAAGCAGGGCTTATCTACGCCAGTGAAGCCGATGTCATCAATCTGGCTGTGTTTGGCATGACCGCAGGGCAATGGCGGCATGCCAACCCCGACGCCAAAGGCGACATTCGTGATGCTGCCACCCTGGAACAACTGGTGGTTCTCTCCAGCCTGGAAAGCCAGAATGCACTTCTGATTCAGCAAGGCGTGCCGCAACCCCAGCGAACCCTGTTGCTGAACAAGCAAGCTCGCCAACAATTGGCTTCCCTTTTGTCCAACCCGAGCATGCCTTCTCTCAAAGGGGGTCGTTCGACCCGTTGAACTGAAAACTACTGATCCCAAGGTCGCCTCCTTTGCAACCAGTCCGCCACCCTCGCCTTGGCGCTGGCGCAGTCATCGCCCGGCACAGCGGGCGGCGCGGCCAGCACAGCGTCGGCGCGGGCTGCGTGTTGCAGGGCGGCTTGCGCGGCCAGCTTGCGCGCTGCCGCTGCTTCGCGCGCCCTGCTTTCAGCCAGCGCTTGCAGGCGCTGCACGCCGTCGCTGCACGCTTGCGCGCCCGCCAGCGCAGCGTCGCGCTCTTGCATAACCGCCTGCACGCGCTCTTGCAAGGCGGCCAGCTTGTCGCGCCCGGCCAGGTAGCCCCAACCCAGCAGCCCGTTTGCAACGAGGCTGCACAAAAGCGCGACAAGCGGCCAAGCCGATAGCGGCAATCCTGGCATCAACTCTCCACCACTTGCCAGTCACTGACCAGCATGTCGGTCTGTGATGCCAGCCAGCCGTGCAGCACTTCGCCCGTCGCCGTGTACATGCCGATACAGGGCAGGATCGGTGGCTCGGATTCTGGCAATCCAGGCACAAGGAACAGATACATGCCCTTGCCGTTCCACCCGGCACGGCTGATCTGTTTGCCAACTTTCAGGGCCTCCAGCGCCTGCCCAAACGTCATGCCTTTTTGGGCGTAATAAGCGCGCTCGAAAACCGCTTTTGGCGACCATGAGATATAGCCTGTGTGCGCCGGGTGGTTGGGCTTTCCGCCGTCTACATACTCGACCAGATAGCCCTCATCCGCGCCGTTTTCGTCTGCGGGCAGCGTCCAGCCCCGGTAGTCGTTGTATGCCTGCCGCGTCATGGGATAGGCCAGCACTTGTTTTGTGCCGATGTAAAGCGTGCTTTCGGTCATGGTTTTCCTTTCTCAGGGGGTAAAGATTCAGGTTGTGCGGCGATGCAGTCCGCATGGCGTTTTTGCTGCCGCGCCCACACGCCCGCACAGGTTTTGTTGCCCGGCGTGGCGCAGTCAAAGCGCCACCTCACTGCGCGGCCGGCCGCATCACGCCGGGCCACTTGCCAGCCGGGATGCGGGCGGGTGTCGGTGATGAAGCGCCAGCTCAGCAGCGCGTCGCAAGCCTGCCGGTGCTGCCCGGCCAGCAGGCGCTGCCGCATGGCAGAGGCGCGCCACGCGGCCACGCCGTACTGATAGGCAAAATCCAGATAAACGTCGTATTCGCCTTGCGTGAGCGAAACGCCGGGCAGGCTGACGCGAAACGCCGTTTCATCTTTGCTGATGTGCGCGATGGCTGTCTGCAACGCATCCACCGGCGTTGTCGTGTCGCCCAGCTGCACGGCCCGCCCGTCTTCATGCCGGGTGGCGCCGTACCCCACCGTCGGCACATCGCCCGTGGTGGGAATCACAGCCTTGCCGGTATAGCCCTCATGCCTGACCAGCGCCACGAAAGCAGAGGCGCTCAAGGTCAGGGCGGCCACGGCCACGCGGGCGTGGTTTTGTCCGCGCGTCATTCGTCTGCCTCCAACCGGCCCAGGTCGGTGTTCATCTGCTCCAGCTCACTTTGGCTGACGCTGATTTGCCCTTGCCCCTGACAGCTGCCCTGGGCGCTCAGCAGCTGCGCCCGCACTTGACAGATTCGGATGCGGGCCTTGCGCTCCTCCACATCCAAGGCGTGCCGCTCCGCGCGCTGCGCGGCCTCGACTGCCAGCCGCTTGGCCGCCACTCTCTTGTAGTGCCAGGTCACGATCAAGCTGATGGCAGCGCAAATCACGCCAATCATGCTGAGCACGTGCTCCGTCGTAAACCAGCCAATGAGCGCGCTCGTCGCCCCCGTCGTCAAAGTCACCTGATTCCCCACTGAGCCAAGCCGCTCCATCACATCGGTTTTCATGGCGCTCATGGTTTGGCTCCTTTCTCGCGCACAGGCCGCCACCCCCAGGTCAGGCACGCCCTACGTTCATGGCCGGGGCGTGGATGGGCATGCACGGCGTTGTCGATCTCGTAACCCAGCCGCCAACCCACCCCAAAGCGACCCAGCAGCGCCAAGCGGGCATTGACCTGCCACACTTCGCCCTGGCGCAGCACCTCGATGCGCCAGCGCCCGCTCTCGCACGTCCAGCGGTCAATGGCCGTAGCCGCCGAAACAGCCTGCCCGCGCGCCCAGGCTTCGTATTCGCCGCCGTTGCGGCGCAGCCATGCCGTGCGCGCTTGGACGCTGCGCGGATGCTGGCCTTTGGCCCAATAGTTGCGCGCCACGGCGCAGCGCCAGTCCAGGCGATCGGGATTGCGGTCCAGCTCCAGCGGCAGTGTGCACGGCGCATCCTTGATCCACTTGCCGCCTGCGTCCAGCACGGCAGCGCGGCGGCGTGCCACGTCAGCGTCAGCTTCCGCCTTGAGCGCAGGCGCAAGCTCTCCATCGCGCGGTTTGCCCAGCATCCACACCTGCGCCACCCGGCCGTCCGGCATGGCGTACCACTCGGCCCAAGGCTGGTTGTCGCCGTTCAGGCCATTGCCCAGGTTCGGCACAACGCCCCAGCTGGCGCGCTGCGGCAGCACTTCGGCCACCGTGTCCGCCTCCCAGGGCATCGCCTGCGCGATGCGATGCGCCATCAGGCGGGCGCGCAGCTGATGCCACGACAGGCCCCTGGCGCGGCGGCGCGCTTCTTGTAGGCAAGACAACGCGGCCTCGTGCAGCTCTTCAGGCACGCCAGACAGGTGCAGGGCTTTGCGGGCGACTTTCACAGCTCTATTCCCCCCGCAGCGACGAACAGCGCGTCCAGTTTCGCACTCGTCAGGCCAAGCTTCTCGGCAGCCTCTTGCAAGAAGGGGCTGTTGCGCTCCCAGTTGACCGTGTCGTTGAGCGCGGTTTCCGCCAGCAGCTTTTCTTCAGGATCATCAAGCGCTGCCACAAAAGCCAACACCTGCGGCCACAGGCCTGCTTGTATCAGAGCCGCCTTGCCGGGCGCGGGGGGGGCGGCGGGGGGCGCGGGGGGGGGTTGGGGGGGAGCCATTGGCTCGGCCACCAGCCGCCAGCGCCCTGGGTACATAGCCTGCACAAATCCGGCACAAGCAACGATCCGGTTGACGACACGCCCTCGCCCATCAAGGATCTCGAAAACCTGACCACTCATGGCTGCGTCTCCAAAAGCTCAAGCGTCACGAAGGCGTTGCCGCCAGCGCCGCTATAGCTCGAACCACTGCCTTTGCCGCCGGTGTTGGTTGCGCCCCCGCCACCGCCGCGCCCGCCAGCGCCTGCGGTCGTGCTGCTGTATGACGCGCCGCCACCGCCAGCCCCGAATCCGCCCTCGTACCCAGGGGGGTTGGTATTTGACCCAGGTCCCCCTCCATTGCCGCTGCCATACCGCTTATCCAAGTAACCTGCCGCAGAGGTACCGCCAAAGTAGGTGGTGCCGGACACATCCAGCAGCAGCCAACAGTGGCTCACGTCGACGACCTGCACACCGATACGCCCCAAAGGCTCCCCAAACAGGGTCGTACCCGCCACGCTGCCTGCGCTGCCGGGCGTGCTCGCGCCGTCGCTGCCCACGCCGGCCCCGCCGCCAGTGCTAGCCCCAACGGCTGCATGCGCGCTGCCGCCTACCAGCAACGCGGCAGCGCCGCCGCCAGAAAGCTCGCCCGCCTTGCCCCTGTTGCGGGCATTGAGCACAAACCAATCCAACCCCGTAGGCGCGTCATTCGACGGGTTTTGCAGGATTTGCCCAGCCGCTGGTGCGCCATATTGACCGCCCTTGCCGCCCGGAATCTTGATATCCGCCCCCGGCCCTGTGACCGTGGTAGTGCCACCATCACGCCCGTGGCTGACAGCGTAACCAACGCCGACAGCTGCGCCACCCGCCCCCAGCGTCAGCGTGAATACGTCGCCTTTTTTGGCATGAAGGGTCTTGAGGCCAACGGTGCCCGCCTCGCCCCCCAAGGCGCAATGGGTGGTAGCGGAGTTGGCGCTAATCGCCGCTCCGCTACCCCCAGCTCCCAGGCATCGGATCACCAGCACGCCCGAGGCAGGCACTGTCCACTGCTGGCTGCTGCCCACGTAAATGATGGTGCGCCGGGCGAAGCTGCGGCGCGTTAGTTTTTGCAGCAAAGCGAGATTGGCAACTTCAAGCATGGGTCGTGACTCCCGTGAATCCGGACAGGTTTCCGTCGGTATAGGTCAATGTGGTGGTGCGTTTGCGGCCATCGAAGATGACTTCCGTGCTTTCCAGATCGCCCTCCGCATTGCGCTGCAGCGTGTATGCGCAGGTTTTGCTGCCGAAGGTCAGGGAGGCGCTTTGCAGGGCACCCGTTGCGTCGTAGACAAAGCTGGCTGCGGATGGACCATCCGTCGGCAGGTTGGGCAGCATGGATAAATCCGTAGGAGCCAATACGACGTGGGGGCCTGTTTTGCCGTTTACGGAAGCCACGGGACCGCCCGCGATGCGGGCTATCAAGTCCGCCGCACGGTCAGCATGCTGTCCAGCGCGGGTCTGCGCGGCTTGTGCTTGCGTGACTGCCGTATTCGCCAGATCGCGGGCACTGGCTGCGTCGGCAGCCGCTTGCGTGGCAGCTTGGCGGGCGTTGGCGATGGCAGTTTCCGCCGACTTGATGCTGGCCAGCAGCCCATCAAGGCTGGTGCCTGTATCAGCCACGGACAGCAGTAGCGCCCGGCGCAGGTCGTTCTCCAGCTGTTGCACGAGCATAGTCAGCTTGTCCAGTGCAGCTTCAATGACTTCTGGGTAGAACCCACCCTGGTTCGGAATGGCCGTGTTCTGTGTCGCTTCCACGCGGCGCAGCAGGGTCAGCGTTTCGTCTGTCCGCAAAGGTATCGCCAGCGTGACCGTGCCTCCGGGGTTGCTGCGTTGATCCACCTGCACGCTGACTGTGAAATCCGCGCCAGAAGTCAGTTCGGTGTCGAAAAAAAGCCCACCGGCCCGGCGGGGGCGCACAGCGCGCACATTTGCGGGCCGGAAGACCTGAAAGCCAAAAGGAAAAACCGTGTTGCTGCCCGTGCCGGCAAAAGGCCCTGCCTGGGCCAGAGGAGAAGCGACTGTCATGGCGGACAAGTGTGGGCACCAGGGCCGCCCGCATATACCCCATGCAGAGTGCGCACATTTACGCTCCTTGTTTCATAGCGCACTTTCCGCTTGAATAAAGCAGCATAGGCTATTTTTAACGCCGATTATTCGCTCCTTATTTCATAGTTATTGCTGCGCGCTACCTCTGATAACCCATCGCCAGCGCCGCGGGGTTGTCGGTCTCGCCTTCCAGTAGCGCCTGCGCGCCGGTCCAGCTGCGGTTGATCTGCGCAGACGGTAAGCCGAAGGCGCTGCCCAGCAGGTTAATGGCGGCCTTGCGGAAGGCGTCGTCGAACTCACCTTGGCTGGCTTGCTGGCCAAGGCGCAGGGCGTCACTGACCACGCGCACACCAGAAGGGCCGCTGTAGTCGCGGGGGCCTTGCGCCCCCGCCAGCATCTTGCCTGCTTCGCCAAATTCGCGCGCCACCACCATCAGCCCAAGCAAATAGCTGATTTGCTCGGCCACCAGCTTGCGCACCAGCGTTTCGTCATCCTCGTCATCGCCACCGGGCACGAGTGCATCCTTGAGCGCTGCGCCCAGCACGGCCGGGATGGTGTAGAGCAGCAGCATGTCCGCTGCCAGCTTTGCTTTTTGCCGGGGCGTGTAGGCGCTCATGGTTTGGGCGACACCCATATTCAGCGCCGTGTTCATGAAGCTGTAGTAAACGGTGAACAGCCGCTGCGCCGGGCCACCGCGTTCGATGGCAGACAAGTCCTTGGTTTCTCCGCCGCCTTGCGAGTCGATGACGGCCTGGTCAGCCAGTGCGATGGCGCGCTCCTCGTCGTTGCCCTCAGCCACTGCCTTCTCGTATGCCCCTTGCCACGTGGGCACGTCTACGGCTTGCTGCACGCGCATCATCATCCAGTAGGCGTAGCGGCCCATGATTTCACGCCAGCCGGACTGGTCCTGCACCATATTGCGCAGCTCGTTCAGCTCGCGAAAGCGTGTGCGGCTGCGATTGCGCATGAAGGCGGATTTCTCGTTGATCTCACGCGTCAGCCCGAAAGGCCGGGCAAGGTAACGGGCGATACCCCGGCCCGTCCACCCTGCGCCGATGCGTGCGAGGGACTGCGTCAAGCCCAGCGGTTGCATGGCCGCACTGATCACGTTGAAGCCCAAGCCAGCCACGCTCACGCCTTGGCGCAGGCGGCCCAGTGCCATGTCCACGGCAGCCTGCGCGCCTTTGTCACCCTCAGCAATGTCCTGCACCCAGCTTTTGAATTGCTGCTTGGCCTGCGGCCCCCAGTGGCTGCGCATGGCTTCGTCGATGCGGTGCGAGCGCAGCAGGCGGTTGGCGTCGATCAGCCACTCGTGCCAGGACAGGTCATGGATCACGTCGTTGACGCCCGAGTACACGCCAGTGAGCGCATACAGCAGAGGGCGGTCCTTGACTTCTTCTGCACGGGCCTTGGTGAAACTGCGACGCGTGGTGGCGCTGGTGTAAGCCCCTTGCATTTGGCGGCGGGCAGCTTCGGCATCGCTGTGCTCTTCTGCCCGCTGACTGGCCGCCGGGTCGTACTGCACGGGGTAGTAGCCCCCGCGCAAATGCAGCGTCGAGCCGTCTGCCGTGGTCACTTGCAACGGCGTGGCTTGCACCCACGCAGGCTCCTTGCCGTAAATGCGTTTTTCTTTCGCGCCGATGAGGGGGCGGTAGCTCTCGAAGTGGTCCCAGATGCCCTGCACAGCCTGCCACTCGGCGCTGGTGAGCGATTGCAGCACAGGAGCGATCTGCTGTTGCGTCCAGCCTTCCCCGCCCAGCAGGCGTTGCAGGTTGCTGGCATTGCCAGTGTTCAACGCGATGGCCAAGCGGTTTTCACGGTTGAGGCTGCGGCCTAGCGTGGGGAAGTAGATGCCCTTACCCCCCATAGGCCCCAGTTTGCGCAAGGGAGCCAGCAGGGCGGCCAGCTGCTGCGTAGCGTCCGCGCGCATGGTGCTTTCCATGTCGGCTCTTTCGTTGGCCGTGCGGATGATGTGCTCCCAGACAGGCCCGCCGTCTTTTCCGCCATCCATCACGCGCGCCCAGGTGGCCGCCTTGATGTGCGCCGCGCCGAAGCGTTTGAGGCTTTGCAACGCCCGGCCCGCTGTGGTGGTAGCCGTACGGGTGTCGGCCACACGCCCGTGAGCGTGTTCGTGGATGCTGTCCGCGATGGCGTCGCGGATGGCGGCGTATTCGCGCTGCTGGCGGTCGGTGAGCAGACGGCGCTTGAGGCGGCCCAGGTGCTCGATTTGGCGCACGGAGTCGATCAGCCCCCGGAACTGTTCGACTGTGAGCGTTTTGTAGGACTGGCGGCGCGCCTCATCCAGCAGCTCGGGACTGATATCCGGATCCAGCCCCGCTTCGCGCTGTTGCGCCATCCAGGTCAGCAGCGAGGTGCGTTCATCAATGGCGCGCAGGCTGGTGCTCTTGCGCAAGTCAAAGCGCGCCAGCAGGGTTTCGATTTGCTCAGCGTATTCGGCGTCTAGCCCTTGCGCGCCATTTTCGAAGCGGCGCAGATAGCGCAGGCCCCGGTCAATCTCCGCGCGGGCATCATGTGCCGCGCGGGCGGCGTAGGTTTGCACCAGTTCATTGCGCTTTTCCGCGCCTGCGGTGGCGAGGTCGCCAGCCCGCATGGCGGCCTGCGCAGCACGCGCAGCCCTGGCCTGCAAGTTGCTGTAAAGACTGGGGCGCAGGTGGCGCACTTGCACGCGGGCAATTTGCGCTTCGGCGAATGTGCGTGCCTGCGCGGCCACCACTTTGCGCTGACCGGTAGCGCGGGCCAGCGCGTTGGCTTCAGTGGCCACCATGCGGGCGCGGGCTTCACTCTGGATGGCGCGGTCGGCCTCCCGCGCCAGAGCCTCAGGCGTGGCCAGTTCGCCATGCTCTTGCAGCAGACGGGCATCCACCCGGCCTTCAGCCTCTTCCTGGATGGCAGGAGCTGCTGCCAGCGTGCGGGCCAGCTCATCGCCGCTGGAAAAACCGAACAGCTCCGCCACGATGTCAGGGTGCAGGCCGCCTTTGGCGGTCATGCGGCGCGCCTGCAGGGTCTGCACGACATCCTCGGGCAGATTCATGGCTCTGAGTTCAGCCAGGTCCAAGCGCCCAGCGCCCAGCGCCCACGGGTTGGCAGCCTGGTCGCCCGCGCGCATTTCACCTTGCGTCTTCGCCCAGTCGTGCGCGAAGCTGTAGTGGGGGTCTCCCCTCAATTCCTGCGCGATGCGCTCTTCCAGCTCGCGCAGGTCATGCTTGCCATATTCGTCGGCGCGCAGGTAGCCTAGCTCCAACAGCCGCTCAGCCATCGCGTCTGCCGGCAGCCCGCCCGCCTTGCGGAAGACTGGTTTGCCAGACACGCCGGATTTGACCCGGAAGTCGTCTGCATGCACGCCCAGGTGCTCGTGTGCGGATTCCCGGCTAAGGCCGCCCAGCTTGGCGATGGCGACCAGCAGGCTGTCGTGCTCTGGCGCCAGATGGGCTGCCTTGGGTTTGCCGGGACTGGGCGGCAGCCTGTCTTCCTCCGTGATGCGGTTGGTGAGGAAGCGCCAGGCGCGCCACAGAGGCTCTTGCTGCATCTGCTGCATGACGTCCACGCGGGCGGCTTCGCGCAAAAACCGCGCTTGCTGCTGCAGCTTTTTCAGCTCGCGGGCATGGGCGTTTCGCGTCCACTGCAAGTCGCGCAGTGCGCGCGCTTGCAGGTACTCGGCGGCGCTGGCCGCTGCGGCTTCACCTTGCGCGTGATATGCCTCGAAAGCCTCGGGCGTCATGCCGGCTTCCTGCGCAGTGGCAAACAGCGGGGCCATGCTGCGGCTCTGTTGTGCCAAACGGATTTGCTCATCGCTGGCCAGCATGCGGTCAAAGACACGGCGCACTTCGGGCGAGAGTGTTCCCGCCTGCGGATGGCGTGCCAGAAAGTCTTTGAGACTCTGGTAGACATTGAGCAGCCAGGCGCGGAATTTCTGGAAATAAGTGGCCAGCTCCAGGCTGGGCGCGTCGCCATCCATCAGGTAGCGTTCGAACGACTCGGCCGTGCGCTCATGATGCGCACGCCGCTCGTCAAGACTCATGCTGTGCCAGGCTTGCAGTTGTTCGGTGACGCCGCCTTGCAGCCCATGCCAGCGCAGCAGGGCCGAAACGTCATCCAGCAATCGCCTCTCACCTTCGGTGAGGTCTTCGCCCAAACGTTGCACGCGCACAAGGTCGGAAGCCAGGGCAATGTCATTCTCGAAGAAGAAATGCCCCGACTCGTGCAGCCAGGTGGACAAATCAGCGTTCTTGAGCAGCGCGATTTGCAGCGTTTCAGGGTTGAAGAAGCCGCGCGCGTCTTGGTACAGGTTGTTGGGGTCGGCAGTATCGCCCGATTGAGAATAACCCTCGGGCGCTTGACGGCCTTCCGCCGCAGCCTCTACACTAGTGGCATGCCCCCTTTCGCTACGGACGTTAGGGTTGGAGACGGCAGTTTTCAAAATCTGCCGGGCATCGACCGAAGGGGGATACTTGCGCATGCTGACCGCGCGCAGGTTCTGGCGGCTTTCAGCAACGCCTGCCACGTAAACCAGCACCCCGTCTTCCACCTGCTTGGCGTAGGCCACTTGGCGCTCGCCGTTATTGCCTTGCAGGCCCTGCCTGAAATCATCGTATTGCGATACCACTTCGGGAATGCGTGCGATGTCCTTCGCCGTGACGGCGAGCTGCCCTCGCTTGGCCTCGCTGGCGGCATCGCCGTGGTTCTTCCGGATGTGATTGAGCGCAGACTGGTCCACTGAATGTGAATAGCCCGCCAACTCAGGCGCATCCTGCGCGATCCGGCCGTCCAGGTCGGTCCAGAAAACGGCTTTGGCCTGCAGCTGCCCTTCCCACAGTTTCGCCGCGTCTTCCCCGCTGGTGCTGTGTTGCCAGCCTCTTGGAGGCTGCGCGGCCAGCGCCTGCGGCAGTGCAGACTCTTGCAGCACGCCCTGTGCGGCAACCTGCAAAGGTCTGCGCTCGTAGAGTTCTTCAGCCGTGAGGCCCAGCATGTCCGCGCGGCGGGCGTAGTAGGCTGCCGTCAAGGCGGCGTAGGCTTCGTTGGCCTGGGGCGTGAAACGGCCCGTGGCATCCAGCTCGGCCTGAATGCGCTGGCGCACGGCCAGCTGTTCGCCCTGGCGGGCGGCTTCTTCCTCAACCTGTTGTGCGGCCTGGCTGAATTCGTGTTCCAGCTGCTCTTGCTCCAGCGCCTGGCCTGCGCGGGCTTCGGCCAGGCTGACGCCTTCCGGATCCGCGCGCAGGTGATCCACCAGGGCCGGTGCCAGTTCGGTGGGTGCGATGCGCGCGGTGTACTCAGCGCCGGGGATGGCGATGACACCGCCTGTGGCGACGGCCGCATCCAGCTGTTCGGCCACGCTGGGGCTGATGACGGAGAGCTGCTCGGACAAGCCCGATTGCAGCAAGGCGCGGGCGTCAATGTAGAGCTGACCGCCTTTGGCGGCGTGGTCGGCGAATTGCTCGAAAGCCTGCGCGTCGCGCAGGCGCAGCTTGCCCTCGCGAGCTGCCTGGTTGAGCTCTGTCAGTGATTCCGCCACGGCTTCCGCCTGGGTGGCTTGCTGCCGGCGGTGCGCGCCGCGCGAGCGCACGTGCAGAGCTGCCTCCACCAGCGAGCGTGCCACGCCACCTACGGCTGCGCCCACGCCGCCTTCTTCCAGCGCCTGGCCCAGTTCGAGGGGAGCGTCCGGGTTGGTGGTGTGCTGGCGCACAACGTCTTGCAGCACGTTTTCAGCCAGCTCTTGCCCGCCTTCGCTGACGGCGGCAACGCCGATACGCGCCAGCGCCGCCACGGCGGCATTTTTGAGCGGCTCGGCCGCAGGGCCAAGCACTTTGTCCAGCGCCCATTTTTCGGTCACGCCCGTAACGGCTGCGCCCAGAGTGATGGCAAGGTCTTTCTCGGCCTGTGTGGCCTGGGCGTCGCCGGCGATTTTGTCGGACATGACCGATGCGCCTTGTGTGTACAAGCCGGTCGTTCCCGCTGCGGGGCCGCCAACGCCAAACAGGGCCAATTGCCCCGCCAGCTGGCCCAGACCGCCAGCGATCTGGTCGCTGGGGGTCTGCTGGTCCTGCGGCACCATCGTCTGGTTGCGTGCGTAGTCTTTGACGCTGCCGCCCAGTTCCAGCCAGCCCTGCGCGATATCTGAAGGCCCGGCGAGGGACTCCGCCGTGGGTTTGGGCGCAGGACCAAGGGCCCCTGGCCCGCGCTCCGGCTCAGGCAGCAGGGACGCTGCGGCGTTGGTGATGGCGCGCTGAGCTACGCCCAGCAACTCGCCTGTGCCGTGAATGGCCATGCCCACAGACTCCTGAAACCCGCCCGCCAGCTGGCGCAGCTTGCGTTCGATTTGGCCCATGCTGCGTGTGTCGTCTTGCGCCAATTTAGCCAGTTCGGGGTCGGCGATCACACTGCTTGTGGCGGGCAGTTCACGGGCCAGGGTGTCGTAGTCCACCGCGTCGAAACGGGCGCGGGTGCGCGTCTCAGGCAGCGTAAATCGCACGCCATCCACTGGCAGGCCGTACCGTTGAGCCAGACTGCGCAGCTCGGCTTCTTCATCCGGGTTGGCTTGCACCGCACCCAGCATGGAAACGCGCATCTGTGCGGCGCGTTGCTCTTCGGCATCCATGCCGGCGATGAGCTCGTCGTAGGGGTTAGGCTGCATAGGTCAGAGTCCCTGGCTGCGGCGCCATAGCGCCTGGATGTTTTCCTCGGTGGGGGGCTTGCCGTGGCGCTGCAAGGCGGCCTTGATATCCTCGCGCGCGGCTTTCGGGATCGCCAGCTCATCCTTGTCAGTGATGGCAAAGGCAGGTTTCTTGGAGTCCCACAGCCAGCCGCTGACGGCGACTTGCTGGAAGGACTGCGCCACCGTCGTGCGCATCTCTTGTGGCGTGAGCTTGCCGCCCTTGAGCTGCTCGGCCTGTGTGACACGCTTTTGCACGTCGGCGTAAATCAGGCCCATCTTTTCCGGGTTCTTGTCTACCCGGATCTGGCGGGCCATGTTCTCTACCAGGCTGCCCACGCCTTGCACCTGTGTGAGCGTTTGTTCGCCTTTGCCGGAGCGCAAGCTCTGTTGCAGGCGGATGAGCTCCTTGCGCTCGGCAGGAGCCAGCTTGTCGAAAAACTGGCTGAGATTGGCTTTGGCCAGCGCGTCCGGTTTGGATACCAGCTCGTAGTACAGGCCGTAGTCCGTCTTGGGATCCGTGTCGCCCGCGAAGGTTTTCGCCATGCGCATCAGGTCGTCGCGCTTCTCGGGCGGCACGCGCTCCATGACAGCAGGCGGCACGCGGCTGAGGTCTCCCCCGCTTTGCCAAAGCGCGTCTGCCGCGTCCGCGTAGGCCTGCTCCTGGCGCTGCTTGTGCTCTTTGACCAGCAGGTTGTACTGGCGCTCCACGCCTTGCAAGGTGCGCTGCGTCAGCGTGTGCGTAGGCTGCGGCCCCAGCAATGCCAGCGCCTGTTGTGAGAGCGCAGACAGGGATGGCGGCTGCGTTGCCGCGCCGCGCCCGTTGTAAAGCGCCAGGCCTTTTTGGATGTAGGCGTAGTTTTCCCGGAAGGCGGCTTCGCCTTTGAAGTTGCGAAGAAACTGTGGCCAGTCCTGCGGGCGGCCTTCCTTGCGGGCAGCTTGCACTGCCTTGTCCACGTGCGCTGCGCCGCCGTTGTAGGCGGCCAGCGCCATGGCCACGTTCCCGCCGTATTTCTGGCTGAGCGCGGCCAGAAGCTCTGTGCCCACGCGATTGAATTCTTCCGGGCTGTCGTCGGCTGCGGGCCGGATGCCAAAACCCGGGTTTTTCGCCGTGGCGGGCATGACCTGCATGGCGTAGCGCGCGCCGGCCGAAGAGGTGAGCGGCTTGCCGTCTTTCCCCCAGTCGCCCTGCCCGCCGCTTTCGATCTGGCGCACCACCGCCGTCAGGCGGTCCAGGTCCGTAGGCGCAAAAGCGTTGGACTGCTTGCTGAAGACTTCATGCACGGCCTGGTCGGCCATGCGCACTTCCAGATCGCTGCGAATCTGATTTTGCAGACGCAGCAAATCAGGCGCGAGGATGTCGCCCTTGTTCTTGTCGATGTATTCCTGCGCCCAGGCGCTGGCCCCGTTGGCCACAGCCTGCTCCAGCACGCCAGCGTGCGCTTTGCTGACCGTGCTGCGCACGAAGGCCTGCGCCTGCATGGAGGACAGGCCCTTGGCCTTGGCGGCCATCAGCGCCATCTGGCGCACGCCGCTGTAGCGTTCTGCGCTGCCGGGCACGGCCACGCCGTCGATGGCTTCGCGCACTTTTTCCGCGTCTTGCCAGCTCTCCACGGCCCGCTGTACGCCCAGCTCGACAGCGCCTTGGTAGGCAGACTGCTGCACGCTCTGGAACTCGCGGGCCTGATGGTTCTGCACGCGGCCAAGGAAGTCGTTTTCGAATTGGCCGCGCCAGACAGAAAACGCCTGCCTCTGGACATCGTTGCCCAGCCCTTGCTCGATGGCATCCAGCCGCTCGCGCAATTGCTGGCCGTAACGCGTGGCCAAGTCTACTCCGCCTTCTCCCGCCAGCGCAGCCTCGCCGCGCTCCAGGCTGTAGCCTCGCGCGCCACCGTTTTCACCAGTGCCGTAGGTCAGCTCATGCATGGCGCGCATGGCGGCGTTCTGGCCTTGCACCACACGAACGCGGTTGGCTTCTTTGACCTGCTCGGACAGCACGTGCGATGCAACCTGCCCCAGGCCCACCAGCGCACCACCGAGCCTTTGCAGCTGCTCTCCCTGGTAGTCGGCGACAGGCGCGATGCTCGCGCGCGGGTCCATCTGCGGGGCGACAAGGCGCGCAGGGCGCACCACGTTGTTGAATGCTTGCGCTGACATATCAGGATTTGATTTGACTCAGCATGTATCGCTGATAACTGTTGATGACACTTGGCGCGCCTTGCAGCAAGGCTGTGCCAAAGGCCATGCCCACCGAGGGCCCCCGGCTGTGATTGCGGGATAGCGTCTCGCGGGTGGTGATGCCTTGCATTGCGTTCTCGTGAGTGATGTCGGCCAGGTCGCGCTGGTAGCGCGTGTTGGCCCGTGAACTGACCAGCCCTGCTTCGGCCAGGGCGCGCGTGGCGCGTGCGTTGGTGTCCGCAGTGCTCTCCACATAACGGGCGCGTGCGTCTGCGCCTGCCGTCTCGAGCCCGGCCATGCCCGTGAGCAAGGCGGCCTGGCTACGTTGCATACCCGCTCTGGCGCGGGCCATGCTGCCTTCAATGCGGTGGCCCCAGGCGGCCAGCGTGGCCTGGCGGCGGATGTCCAGCACCTCGCGTTGCGAGAGCACGTCGTAGCTGGTACGCACTTCCAGCGCCGCACCTTCATCCAACGCGATGTTGCCTGCGGCCAGCCGTGTGGTGTGGCTGCTCTTGCCCCGGGCGTATTTCAGCCGGGTGTCTTGCTCGCTGCGCTCGCCGTTGAGCAAGGCCATCTGCGCCTGCATTTCCTTCAGCTCCGCGCCAGCTTCCAGCAGCGCGGCTGACCCTTCAGCTTCGAGGGCCTGCATGCGCATCCGCCCTGCCGAGTAGATCGCCTGGTTGCGCAGGTTGAAAGCCTCCATGCCCGCCTGCATGCGCCCGAATTCAGCGCCCATCAGAGTGTTGCGGTACTCCGCTTGGGCGCTGAGGTCGTCCAAGTTGGCCTGCCCGTGCATGGACAGCGCCTGCGCGCGTGCGTTGTAGCGCTCGGTGGCGGCCTGGTACGCGTTGGCCTGGTTTTGCAGCGCAATATTGCGGCGCTGGGCGCTGGCGCTGCTGGCGCGGCCTGCGGCAGGCAAACCCACG